GCTAATATTATTATCTAAATTAATAATTGGTTCATTTGCTGTTCCACCTGTACTTATATTTGTACCGCTCTGTACTCTTGTTATATCGTTTCCGTCTGTTGTTGTTAAAAATATATCATATAAATTTGTTTGTCCAGAAAACATTGTGTTAGCTGAGAATCCATTTAAAGATGCTTCTCCACTAAAAGCGTTATTAATTGCTATTCTACCTTGATCATAAGTATATGCACTTTGTATTAATTCACCAATCATTTTTTTGTTTTTTTATAAATAGTTTAAATTTATATTTTTTTTAATTTGTAAGATTTTTAAGATATAATTTATTGTATAAATTTAATGCAGGTTTTTCATCTACTAAGTCTGCGGCTATTAATTTATGATAATAATTTACATCTTCAGTTATATGATCTACTGCAATTTCTAATGCTATCATGTTATCATTTGTGTGTTCTTTTTCTACCATCATACCTACTAATAACTGTTTTGTGTCTAAATCTTTAGGTGATATGTTATCTCCTTTTCCACCTTCTATTTGATCTATGTATTGTTGTAATAATTCTTTAAATTTCATATCTCTTTTTTTATTATATGTCGTATTTTATATTTTTTCCTTGTATTTGATTATGTAAATGTTTTGGTATATCATCCCAAGATAGATTTGGTGTATTTTCTAAGTTTAATTGATTTCTAACTTCTTTTAAGTTTCCAAGTGAAGTTATTGGTGTGTTTTTTAAATATAACCAACCACCAACTTTAATTAAACTTCCAAGTGAGATTATTTTTGTATTATCTAAATCTAAATCACCACCAACTTCTTTTAAATTTCCAAGTGAAGTTATTGGTGTGTTTTCTAAAACTAAAGATTCACCAACTTTCTTTAAATTTTCAAGTGATGTTATTTTTGTACCTATTAAATTTAAATTCCCGCTAATAGATTCAAGTTTCCCAAGATGTGCTATATCTGTATTATTTAAATCCAAATTGCCTTGAATGTGTTTTTGTTGCAATGTTTTATATATTTGTTGCAAGCGTTGTTTTTTTCTTCCTTTTATATTATGTGGAACAAAGATTTCTTCCTTTTCTGACAAAAGATTATTTATCTCTTCTTTTATTATATGTCTTAGCTTATTTTTCATTTCATATAAATATTAAACAAAATAATTTTCATTTGCCAATTTTCCCCATGAATCATCAGCATTGCCCCATAGCAATTTTAATTTAAACCCTACTGTTGTGTTTCCAGTTATGCTTATATCTCTGGAGTCTTGTTGATATCCTCTATAATAAGTATTTAATGTATAATCACCAATTTCAAGAGAATCAAAATAAAAAGATCCCATATCTGTTGTTTGTTTATTTATATAATTACCATTTGGATATGTTAATTGCATTGTAGCTCCAGTAACAATGCTTCCACTAACAGTTCCACTAAGAATATATTCTCCACCAGTATTATCTATACATGGTGGTGTTTGATATGATGAAACATCTGTTGTGTATGGACTATCAACTCTAACTGAAACAAATACTGATAAGTTATCTGAACTTGTTGTGGCAGAATTAATATTTGAAAAAGTTACAACACTTTGATCTATATCAAATATGTTTTTTAATTTTTTAATATTTCCTATTCTATACCAAAATTGTTTTGCTGGTTTTAATGATATGGTTATTTTCCTTATAATATCTGTTGTTTCTATTGTTTTTCCCCAAACACTACTTTCAACTCCAATCATTTCGTCTGTACTTAGGCTGCTTTCTTCTTTGCTAAAAGGATAAGAATATACAACACCAGAGAACGATTGAGAATCATCTGTTTCATAAACAACCTGAATTAAATATTCATTTCCATCATCCACATCAGAAAAATAAAAAGTTGGAGAAAATGTATCTAAAACACCTTCAATATATGGTTCTTGTATTTTTGGTTTATTTGGAACAAGGAAGTAGGAAAAATAATTACCCATTACGCTTACTCCAGAAAAAGTGCCAGCAGTTATTGTATGTTTTGTTGTTTCTGTTTGTTCTGTTAATGTTGTTTGATAATCTAATTCATTTAAATGCTGTGTTTCTCCGCTTAATTGATAAAAATCAATATAATTTTCTCCACTTTCTTTTTTGAATTCAAAATCAGTCGTTAAAAAATATTGAGATTTATCATCAAATAGTTTAAATTTATGTTTTCCAAGTTGCTTATAATATTCATCTAAATTTAAATCATATATGTTTGTTGTTATTCCAGTTGTTGTAGCACTAATTGTTAAAACTGGATTTTTCATTAAGTTAATAATATCATTATGATTTTCAATAGTATTTTTTTCAAAATCAATTTCTTCTTCTGTGCTATATGAATCTTTAGAAATAAAATTTTCTTTTGTTTCTGTTTTTTTAGTAGTTTCATTGATTGTTCTTGTGGTTGTATTTTCGTTTTCATCTATGGTTGTTTCTTTCTTTGATGTTGATGAAATTGTATTATCTTCTGCTATGGATGAATTTTTAGAAAATGTTTCATAGTCTATCTTGAATATTTTATGTATTATTGTTGTGTTAGCACCAAAGCTTGTTGTGTTAGCACTAAAATTAAACCTAATAACTGGTTTAACAGTATTTGTAAGAACTGAATGTACTGTTTGTTGATAATAATTTGTCGTGTTACAGTTTGATGTGTATATTGGCATATTATAGGTAAAAAGTTCACCTTTATCTGTTTTAGAATTTGCCCATCTATTTGAATAAAATGTTTGAGATATATTATTTGTATTCCCAGCAGTTTTGTTATACTCGTTTTTAAAAAAAATTCTATTATTTATATTGTATTTTAAAATCATTATTTTTTAATTTATTTGTTTAACGCTAAATAGTTGTTTCTCTGAGGTATTTGGCAATCCTATTTCTGCTGACCATGTTGGTATTTCTGTTAATATATTATTATAATTAACTTCCATATTAATATTATAACCTCTACAAGTTGTTAAATGTGTTTTTTGTGGAAATATAGAGTTGATTATTATTGGACATATTGGCATATCATTAGATTTAACATTCTGCATATTTATTTGTGCAGTTGTTATTGTCATTTCTTTTGTTGGAATTGACTCTAATGAAATTTTGTTTGTTTGTATTGTTGGATCTGCTTTTTCAGGAAAATATGTTTTAAATTTAGAACCATCATCAATTCCTTTTTTATAAACAAATTTTTGTCTATGGAAAACAGGATTTTTATATGTAATGCTTCCATCTCCTTTAGTAATTGTTGTTGCTGGTAATAATTGTTTTATATACTTTCCAAGTTTAACTCCTAATAAATCTAAATAATTTTCTAGTTTGCCAATTGTTAAATGGTTTTCCTCTGGACTTGTGCTATAATAATAATTTAAATAAGCATTTTTTAACTCTGGATAATGATATACAATATTTCCTTGTGCATATGTTTTTCTGTTTCTTGGATTAACTGAGTTTGTAAATATATAATCAATATACTGATTCAGTGTCATTGTAGATATATTTGTTGGTTTAACAACAGAGCAGTTGTAATTTAAATTTTCTATTGGAACAGTCACTGCACTAAAAGGACAAGTAGAACCAAATTCCCAACAACTACATTCTTTTTTATAAAACTCAAACACATCATTTTCAATTGCTTTAGAAGGAGAAAAACATAAATTCATTTCTTTAGAATTAATAATGTCTTTTGTTCCAATTCTTATATCTGTATTTCCAGTTGATATTTTTACATTATCCAATGTTTTTTGTGGATCATATTTTGGTTTCCATTGTTTTATATATTCTTGACCATTTCCTCTTCCTTTTCCACCTTCTTGGAAAATTTTATAAGAATTTTTAATGTCAGGAAATCCAAAATTATCAATTTTGCTATTTTCATAATTACTTGATAGTGGATTTTGTATAACACTTCCGCTATAAGGCATTAAATAACCAGATGAACTTGAAACAAGTGTTTGATGTGTATTGTTCAGTTCGCCTGCTGTATAAAAAGAAACTAATTTATTTTGATTTTTTAAATACTCAACTTGTAATGCTCCAGTTTCCGCAACAGATGGAGTTCTATTTGTTCTATTTATTTTATATACAAATTCATCAAATTCAATTAAACAATCTGGTGCCCCCAAAAGCTTAAATATAAAAGCTAATGCATCTCTTGTTCCTTTTTTCTTATAAAGCCACACTAGGTTATTTAAAATTCTTTTCCATATTTCAATATTAAAATATGAATATGAATTTTTTTCTTCATCTAAATCCGAAGTTAAATAATCAAGTAGATTAATTTCACTAAAAGAATCTGAAAGCTCCCATCCTAATAAGTTACTTAATTTTGTTAAAAATTTATTTGGTACACTTTCTTTTCCATCATAATTAATACTGTGTGCATATGCAATTGCATCAATATATTGTTTTAAACTATCAAATTCTTTAGCATAAGTTTGTATTATTGTTTGATATATATTTGCATCAGAATCAAATTGTATATAGTTTTCTGGAATAATTGTTTTTAAAAACACATTAGTTTTTTCTTCATCAATTTTTTCAGCAGCTTTTAATATGTTTTCTGAATAATCATTAAACTCTGTTCCATAGGAATCAATTGCAAATCCATCTATTGTTTTTGGCCAAACGAATGTTTCAATGTATGATGCATCTTCGGCAGATTGAATATCTGGAACAGATATTTCTCCATTTTTAAGTAATTGCAATTCTAATGCACTTAATGTACTACTAAAATTTGTTATTTCTTCTGGTGTTGGTCTTATATAAATAGCTACTGTATTGGCAGATGATGCTGACAATACATATCCATCAACTGTAAAAGATAGTTGTTCTCCAGAAAAACTATAAGATTTAATAGTATGATTTACAGAACCACCCGATAATTGAATACAAAAGTTTCGATAATCAACCATCAAACTTGTTCTATTTAATGTATTGCCTGAATTAATTATTATTGAACTTTGATTTGTTAATGCTGAAAGTTGAAGTTTAAAAGAAGAAGATGTTGTGCCTGAAATATTATCATATTCTTCAGAATAATCAAAAATATTTTCTAAACCATTGTTATAAGATAAAATGGCATATGGATAATTATCAATAATATTATTTATCGCTCTTGCAGTTTCTGTATAAAATGAAGAAAAATATACATGATTTTCTGGAATCTCTGGTTTAAAATTTAATTCACTTTCTTTTATTGATGTTGTAAAAACATTATCATTAAAATTTTCAGATTTTAAACTTTCTAAAGTAGAAAATCCATCAAAACTAAGGTTTTTTGTGTTGTTTTCTAAAAAATCTTGACTTAAATTTTGTTCTATTCTGTAGTCTCCAAATGTAAACAAGGCATCTGAATTGCTATTAAGCAATCTTTTGTTTTCACCTGGTTTATAACGTAAAGATAATGTATTTGCACTATTTGGTACTCCAAATGCCATAATTGTTTTTTATATAAATATTAACAAAAAAGTTTATAGAAATAAATGTTTAAATAAAATAACTATTTATTTTAAAAAAAAAATTGAATATTTTTTCCTTGTATTATTTATAATAAAAAATTATGTCTTATATTCCACAAGAACCTACAAATTTTATTAATTTAAAGCTTACAGATACTGGAAGACAACTAATGTCTTTGGGGGCTTTAAAATTTTCAAAAGTTTTATTATCAGACAGAGAAATTAATTATAAAATTGGTCGATATAATTATGATATTTGTAATAATAGAATATTAAGCCCACAAGATGACCAGCCAGCACTACCTTTGTTTAATTTTGATTTAACGAATCCACAAGAATTAGAAGGACAGAACGTTGGAAGTGCAAGACAAATAGTTTCTGCTCTAACTGAAACAACAGGGTTTTTTACAGGAGAAACAAACAATTTCACTATTAATACAAGTGGAGCAATTGGTCAAGGAAAACCTATTGGAACTGGTGGAATTGATTATTCTGCAAACTTACCAAGTGGAGGGACAGATGTTTATTTAACAACTGGTTCTTATACTGCAAGTACTGGAGATTTAGTTTACATACCATGGGAACCGCCTCAATATAGTGGAATTACAAACAGTACACCACAAGTGTTTTCAGGTAGGCCAAGTGTTAGTTTATGGTATAGAGTACAATCCTCAGATGGAAATAAAATAGAATTAGATAGAAACATTCCAAATTTTGGAAATGTTGCAATTTCAGGTTCACCACAAACTATTCCAACATATTTTTATTCATATAATGCAATTGAAACTTTTTATGGTTCATCAACAACTATAAATACTGGTGTTTGGAATATGAATATTGCAAGAACGACATCGGAGGTTGGAACAACTCAATTAATGAGTGGATATACATCATATGGTTCAATAGAATATAATGGGACAAAAATGTATCTTGGATTTTCTTCTGAAACAAAAAACTTTGGAATAATACATTACAGTAATCTTTTTACTGGAAATACATATGCAGAACAATTAGTTCCAAATACATTTGAACTTAATATACCAAATATAATGTGGCATAATATTTCAACAGCATCTCCTGTTGGAAATGAAACAACACAAGGATTAACTCTTTATGATTCTGCTGGAGATGTTTATTTTGATGATGTTTCACAAACAAGCTACAAAGAATTAAGAGACTCTATTAGTAAAAGTGGTTTAGTTGTTGGTAGAGTTTATCACAAATTAAAAATTGTAATAATAACACATCAGGAGTTGTTAACTGCATTAACATATAAATCAAACAGAAACTATACACTACCTCCATTAGAAGTTGGAACACAAACTAGCCCATCAGCATTATATGAATCTCAAACTGGATTGTGCAAATCAGGAAATACATATTTTGTTTCTTATGTTATAAGTAGTAATGAATATGGAGGAAGTTCAAGTTATGGTTATCCACAAGCATTACATTGTACAGATTTTGCAATTACACCTGTTGTTCCAAACAATCAAGCACCAGAATTTTTAAAAGCACAATTTCCAAACAATTCTCTTCCATTTATGAGAAGTCAAGCAAATATAAATACTTTAAGTGGAACTGGGTGGAATGCCAACCAAGTTCAAATATTAATTAAAGAAACACCAACATCAGCAGTAACAACTATTGGAGAAGTTGATACATATGATTGGAAATTAATTTCAAATGGAATTGGAAATGGAATATATACTGGAGAAACAGGTAACAACACAATTGATCCAATTTTTTTACAAGCACATTCTTTTTTAATTTCTCAAGAAGATTATGATTCAGGAACAACATATTCATTTGAAAACCAATATTCAGCATTTACAATAAATTCAAATATTTCAAATAGTGGATTAACATTTGGAAGCGAAAGTTTTCTTTTTGGAAATTTAAAAACAGGAATAATGTCAACAGTATTTAAAACTGTTATAACAGTATATGCAAAAAACAATGAACTTAATGGTTCATCTAATAAGTCATTTGATGGAACATTAGATGAAAATACATTTATAACAGAAGTTGGAGTTATAGATAGTGCAAATAATTTAGTAGCTGTTGGAAAGCCATCATACCCTATTAAGAAAAATTCTTCTAGGTTTTTAGCATTTCAATTAGAAATAGATTTTTAAAAAAATAAAAAATTAGATATTTATAAAAAAAACAACTATGGGAAACGTTTTATCATCATCAACAGTTTATGCAAATGCATACTTAACAAAAAAAGGAAGAGAACTTCTTTTTAATAAAAACAATATTAGATTTGTGCCAGGTCAAACACCAGGAACAATTGTAGATTTAATGGAAATAACATATTTTTCTTTATCAGATCCAGATATGAACTATCAAATACTAGATGATACAAGATTAGAAAGTGGAGATGTGCCCGACATATCTGGTAGAAATGAAAATTGCATTAAAGCTGCAATACTTACAAAAGAAAAAAATCTTATATCTTTTAATGGAGAATTAGGATCAAATAATAATTCAAATCCTAATTTTAGTATTGAATATACAACAAATATGGAAGATAATAATTTACATATTAACATAAATGTTTCAAATTCTTCATTATCAGAAATTGTTTGTGAAGAAAATACAAGTCAGAATTCAACTAATTTCACTAATTAATAAAAAAAATAAAAATGATAACACAATCTTTAAATTTAGCACCAGTCTCATTTAGCGAAGGCAGTTTAACACCAGGCGAAGTCATTTTCACAGAAGATAAAATAAAAAATACAAATCCAATTGAAACGCCAACAATGTTACACACATCAATGGAATTATTTACTGTTGATAATACTGACATAAATAATAAAACTCATATTCAAGAATTATATGAGGTTGTACCTGGGAATTTTACACTAAAACATTTGCAAAACTCTGGTTCAGAAAAATACTATTTACAATTCGGCAATTCAAATTATGGAATGAAATTTCATATGCCAAGTGTAGTAAATGGGAATAATAATAAAATATACATAACGTTTTGTGAAAAAGATACAAAATATAATGATAACATAAGAGATTATGTTGATAAAGTTATTCAGGAATGGATAGATGCTGCTATTCTATATGGAAATAGATTGCCAGATAATTCCAGTACAACACCTAGTAATAACAGATATTATCCAATAGGAACATATCCAGAGCACAAATCACGAACTTTATGGGCATATTTTAAAGGCCTTGGCCCATCGTCTGTACTTAATACACAAGGAACTGTAAATTTTGTTTTAGATTTTTCAGATAAAGTAATAATACGGGATCCAGGAAGTATAACTAGTTAAAATAACATAATAAAATAAAATTAAAATAACATAATAAAATGGGAAATTATTTAAAACAAGTAGAGAGTTCAACTTCAACAATGCGAGAAAGTAATGAGTCTAAATCATTATCTAATTTAGAAATTGTATATACAAAAGGCGTTAGAACTATAAATGATGCAAAAACATCAAATTATTTTTCATCATTTAATCTTCCATATTCACAAAGTGTAATGGCATCAGGTGGAACAATTGCTTTACAAAGACCAGAGATGTATCAACTTAATGTTGATAGTGCTGTGTTTGTACAAATTAGCAGAAATGATTATTCAGAATATATAGATGGTCGCTCAGTAACAATAAATGTTCCACAATACGGAGGAACGACAAAAAAAGTTGTTTCAGCTTTCTTTTCTGAGCCTGACAATACTGTTAAGAAAAATAATGATATGATGCTTGGTGAAAATATAGCATTTTTATTTTCTGATGATGTAAATTTACCATTTAGCGGAACAAGTGAAGGTGCATCAGTAAATCGAAATACAATAATAACATGGGATCCAACAATAAGTTTTAAAGATAGACCAAATGCAGTTGCATATAAAGATGTAGAATCTGTTGATAAAAATTCTGATACTAGACCTTGGAGTGGAGTTAACCAATCAATATATGTTCCAGAGAGTTATCCAGATCATCTTGATCAGGGTTATAATTATGATATTCCTGTGGGATTTATTTCGTTAGATAAAGGATACATTGTTTTAACACACCCTGATATTATCGATGATATACCTTGGGTATCAGGAAGCACTGTTGGAATGTATGGATATAATGACACAAGTGCTGGAGATGCGTTTATAACTGGAAGTAATGCAGGAGTAACAAGTGCAACAACAAATATTGTATTCACATCAACAACGTCAACTTTAACATATACTGATATTTATACAAGTTTTGCAACATCAGTAGTTTGTTTAGCTATGCCAAAAGAATTCTTCATATCAACAAACTTTTCTTGGGACACTGCGGGTAATTTATCTGAAATTGAAAATGAAACATATAATTTAGATTCAATTTATGTAACACAAGTTGGGTTGTATAATACTGTTGGAGATCTTTTGGCTGTTGCTAAAATAGATCGACCAATAGAAAAAACATATACAAACATACTTACTTTTAATTTAAACATAGAAGTTTAAAAAAACGATTTTCTATTTATTTTTTATTTTTTATTTTTTATTTTTAAATAAAAACAATTATGATAATATCTTTAGACATAAGTACAAGCTGTATAGGATATGCAGTTTTCAATAATGATCATAGTTTAATAGAATTAAATTATGTAAAATTTAATAATAAACAAAGTTATTTTCAACGTTTAAAAATTTTCAATGAAAAATTGTCTTACTTATATGATACAAAAATTAATCATATTGTAATTGAAGAACCTTTAAAAAAATTCAAAGGTAAATATTCTAGTGCACACACTATTGCAGTCTTAAATCAATTTAATGGTATGATAAGTGGTTCTGTGTTTGAAAAATTTAATGTAGAACCTGTATATTATAATGTAAAAACAGCACGCTCAACAGCTATTCCAGATTTTAAAATAACAAGAGATGGTTCTTCTACAAAGCATCAAGTTTGGGAAAGTGTTGTAGAAATGGAACCACAGATAAACTGGAGATATGGAAAACAAAGCAGAAAGCTTATTGGGGAAAATTATGACATGGCTGATGCATATGTTGTTGGAAAATGTCATATAAATATGATAGAGAAACAATCTAAAAAACTATAAAATGAATAAAAAAAACAAGGCCTCTGATAAAAATGTTATATGTAGCTGTGGTGGAGGAAACGGTGCAAATCATCCAATTGGAGAAAATGGATGTTTTAGATACCACGTTAAAAATCCTAAAGAAATACCATGTAATAGACGTAGAATTTACAATCCAGAATGGTTTAAAGAGCCAGTTTGGATTTGGGATATTGCAGATTATTGGATTACTGAATACACATTATTCCATCAACGAATGTATGCACAAAATGAAAGTGGAAATTGGACAAGACCTAAATCAAAAGAGAGTATTAATAGTTTATGTGGCGATTGGTAGCAATTACATATTTTTTTATATTTATAATAAAAAACCATGAAACTAAGGAAAATTGTACGTTCTGTTTTATTTGAATATTTTAATAATGATTTTTACTACACAACTAGTTCTCCAATAGATATCAATGAGTTTATTGAATTAGAAGTTAATGACCGTGATAATTATGATTTAAAAGAAATTGAACATTGGATTGCTAAATATAAGATAACAAATCAACACAGTTGTTGTGGGTCACAACCAAGCCATATATTGCAGCAAGATATCAAATGTTAGCAAGTGATTGGGATAATGCAGAGAAAATATACAATAACAATAAAAGCCATTACGAAATACAAAAAATCAACAAAAATGATTGTGTTGTTATTGATGAGTCTGACGATGGAGATTATGGTTTTCTTGCAATTTTAAAATAAACTAATTTTTATTTGTTTTTATTATTTGTTTTTATTACTTTTGTGGCTATGAATGAGCAAAAGTTTATTATATTATCTATTATAAAAAATTTTCTTGGAGAACCTAGAAGTTCTTTTGACTCAGAATCAAAAGAGCAATGGGAATTTAATTGCCCAAGCGATTATTGTAAAAATGATAAAAATAAACACAATTTAGCATTTAACTCAAAACATAATATTTTTAAATGTTGGAAGTGTAAAGAAAGTGGAATTGTTCATAAGCTAGTTCGAAAGTATGGTGGAAGTGAAAATTATAAAAAACTAGAACTTATACTACCACATTATAATTTTAATTCTATTGATGTATTTAATAAAAAACTAAAAGTAAATCACAGTTTAGTTACTTGTCCTCTTCCGCAGGGATATACTCCATTAGGAAAACATATAAAATCAGAATTACATAAAAAAGCATATGAATATGCAACCAAGGAAAGAAAATTAACAATAAATCAAATTAATGATTTTAAAATTGGATATACTGAAATTGGAGAATATAAAAATAGAATAATAATACCATCTTTTAATAAAAATAACAATGTAAATTACTTTGAAGCTCGTTCTTTTTTAGGGATTAAACCAATATATTATAAACCAGACCAAAAACATTTTACAAATAATAATGTTCCAGATAAATATGATATTATATTTAATGAAAAAAATATAAATTGGAATTTGCCAATATTTTTATTTGAAGGTGTATTTGATATGATAAGAATTCCCAATGGAATACCAATGCTTGGGAAAACACCATCCTGGTTGTTGATGAAAAAATTAATAAACCATAATTGTATTGTATTTATTTGTTTAGATGAAGATGCTATTAAAGATGGAATTGAAATATATGAACAACTTAGTTCTTTAGGGTTAGAAGTATTTTTCATAGACTTAAAAAACAGAGGAGATATATCAAAGATATATGAAGATTATGGACAACAAGAACTTTTAAAAGTTTTAAATAATAAAAGAAAAATAGATTTAAATTTTATATTAGAAAAAACATTATTATGAAAATAGCACACTTGGCCGACATACACATGAGATTTGCAAGCAGACATGATGAATACAGAAAAGTTTTCAAAAGTTTGAATGTTGATTTAAAAAAACAAAAAGTAGATAGAGTTACTATTGTTGGAGATTTAAACCACCAAAAGGTAAATATGTCACCACAATCAATAGACTTGAGTGCTGAGTTTTTAACAGATTTAGCAAAAATAGCACCAGTAGATATTTTTTTAGGAAACCATGACTTAAATATGATGCAAAAAAGCCAAGGTGATACTATAAGTCCAATATTCAAAATTTTAGATAAATATAGAGAACTTCTTACAGAGGCAGAAAGAAAAAATAATAAAAAATTTCACATAGTTTCAAAAGAAAATGTTGATGAGATAAACTTTGATAACAAAGGTATTTATTTTTTCCCAGACAGTGGATATTACCAAATTAAAAAAGACTTAGTATATGGAGTATATTCATGTAAAGATGAAGAAATATTAAAATTAAAAAAATCAGGTAAAAAAGATAACACAACCTATGTAGCTTTTTACCATGGTCAAATCAGTGGTGCAAGAGGAGATAATGGATATGAGTTGTTTGGAGAACATTTATTAAATGTTGGAACTTTTGATAATTTTGATATAGTGATGTTGGGAGATATACATGAACACCAAGCTTTCAGAGATGATAAAACTATTGCATATTCAGGAAGTTTAATTCAACAAAACAATGGAGAGTCTAATGATAAAGGATATTTGTTATGGGATATAGAAAACAGAGAGTTTGAAAAAATCAAAATTCCAAATGATTATGGATTTGCAAAAATAACTATTGCAAAAGGAGAATTGTTTGAAGAACGTATTAATAACATTAGTTTTAGTAATAATAAAAAGAAAACTAAAATTTATATTATATGGGAAGATTATGAAGAAAACTTTTCTACTGAAAAAGAGAGACAAATAATACAATTTGTTAAGGAACACCATGAATGTGAAGTTGTGAAAGTTAATTTTGAGGCTATTGAGAAAAAAGATGGTTCAGACAAAGATATAGAAGATTCAAAGAATGAACAAACTTTTATTGAACAATTGAAAGAATTTGTTGAAGATGGCGATAATGAGTTTGATGAAATTCTAATTAATGAATTAGTAGAATTTGCTCGTAAAATAGACCAAGAACTTGAAATCAAAGAAGTGGATTGTGAGTTAAAAATATGGGATATTGAATATATTGAAATATGTAACATATTTTCATTTGGAGAAACTCCTGTTAAAATTTCCTTAGATAGATATAGGGGATTAACTGGTATTTTTGGAAAGAATTTCTCAGGAAAATCAAATACTATAAAAGCACTTGTTTGGGGATTATATCAACATATATTAGAAGATGGTGATCCTAAGAAAATTGTTAACATTTACACAAAATCAAATAAAGGATATGTAAATATCAATTTGTTTATTGATGGTGAAAAGTATAGAATAAAAAGAGAAGTTAAAACAACAGTAACGAAAAAAGGAAAATCAACAAATTCCTATCCTGTAATTTATGAAAAATTAATTACAGATGAAAAAGGTCAAGAAAAATGGGTTCAAAAAGCATCAAATAAAACTGCAACTGAAAATACAGAAGCTAAAAAATTAATAATTGAAGCTATTGGTACAGTAGATGATTTTACAAAAGTATCGTTGCAGTCACAAGGTGGAACTGATAGTTATTTAAACCAAAAACAACAGCCTAAAAATGATTTAATAAACAAATACATGGGATTAGAGTTTTTTAGAGATAGGTTTGTTTATGGAAAAAGTTTTTTAAATGAAATAAAAAGAAAACAAAAAGAACTTGGTGATATTGTCGCAATAGAAGAAAAAAGATTAATTTTAAACGATAAAATTAAGTTATGTGAAGAGGAGTTAAGTGGATATAACAATAAAAAAGTTAAAGCAGAAGCTGAAAAAAACATAATTGATGATGAAATTATTAAATTAACAAAAACACTTAAACAAATAGATGATTTAAATAGTGACGAATTATCTAATATAGAAGAAATTAAAAATAAAATTAAAAATAAAAAGCAAGAAAAAGAAAATAAAAAAACTCAGCAGGATGAAATAAAAACATGGTTATCAAGTAATTTTAAAAAAGAGCTTTTGTTTGATAGTAGTTTAAATGTAAAAACTTTATCAGATAACCTAAGAACAACAAACAAAGAGTTTCAAAAAGATAAACAAGAATATGTTCAAACAGAAAGCTTTTTAACATTAAATTCATTGAAAAATGAAATTAATGTTAATAATTACACAAGCTTATTTAATAATTTAAATATTGAAATTTCTAATTTAAGAAACAAATTGCCAACATATAATGGAGGGAATTGTCCAACTTGTGGAGCTATTACAAAAAAAGCAGATCCACAAAAGCATAAAGAATGTACGAATGAGATTAATCAAAAACAATTAGAATGTGATAAATATAATCAGTCAATAAAAAACAATAATGAAATTATTCAAAACAATAATGAATATAATAAACAATTAAATCGAAAAGAATTTTTAAAAACTTCTCTTATTTCTAAAAAACAACAAAAAGAAGGAATTGAAAAGAATATCAATTTAATTAATAATTCACAAGGTATAATACAACACAATCAGGAAGTTGAAAACAAATCAAACTCCTTTTCTTCTATTGAAGGTGAAATAAGCTCAATTGGTAAAACAATAATTAACTTGGAAAATAATTTAATTAAAGTAGAAACCAATGTTAAGAATGAAAAATTAAACCAAAGTATAGACTTAGAAATAGAAAACAAAAAAGAACAACAAAAATCTTATCAATATGAAATTCACCACATCGGTCAAAATATAACAGAAAAATCTGGAGATTTAAGAATAGAAAAAAACGATTTAGGTATTATTGAAAAAGAATATGTTGAAGTTTTAGAAGCAGAGAAAAAGCTTAGCATTTATTCCATGTATCAACAAGCCGTTGATAGAGATGGAATACCATCTAAAATAATTAGAAAAAAGTTACCAATTGTTAATAATAAAATAAATAGTATATTATGTTCAATTGTAGATTTTAAATTAGAATTAAAAATCTTAACTAATGGAGATATTGTAGAAGAGTTTTATTTTAGCGAAGATAAATCAGACACACTTCCACTTTCTTCTGCTTCTGGGTCACAAAAATTCATTTCCAGTTTAGTTATAAAAGATGCATTGCACTATATTAGTAATTTAATAAAACCATCTATTAATATTATAGATGAAGGATTTGGTACTTTAGATGATGAGCTTTCTGCTGGAATAGTAAATGTGCTATATTATCTTAAAAACAAATATAAAAATGTTTTAATTATTACTCATAAAAATGAAATAAAAGATTTTGTTGATAATATTATAGATGCATATAAAGATACGGATGATATTTCACTAAAAAACATAGAAAATAATCCAAATGCAGGTATAACAAAACTAAATATATTATAGAAATGACTAATAGAAAAATGCAACAAAATAAAGAACAAATTGTAGAGATGACTGATAAAGAAATACAACAAAAAAAAGAACAAGAAGCTCAACAAAATCAAGAACAAGAAGTTCAACTTAGAAAAGTACAACGAAAATTAAAAAAAGAAATAGAGTTTAAAAAACAAGAATGTGAGTTGTTATCCCCAACATCAATAAAAAACAATCCAATAAAATGGTATAGAAATAAAAATAATTTTGATGGGTATGTTGATGATGTGTTAATGTTTTGTATTAAACCTAAAATTTACACTTTTTCGCTTTACATTAAAGATAATAATTTAGAAAAGGCATATGAAAAAAAACATAAAAAGCATTTTAATATGAATAACAGAAAGTTATATGAATTACAAAAAAAAGCTATTGAGGTTTTAAATATATTATAATATTTAAATAAAAATTATAAAAAAAAACAATTAAATTATGAAAAATAAAAAAAGAACTATGGTTAGAAGTTATAAGGAACTTCAGATATTTGTTGGTATAATTGGTATATTGTTACCATTTGCATTGCTATTGGGAAATTGGGGATTAGAACCATCTATTAGTCAGTATTATTATACTGATATGAGAAATTTATTTGTTGGTGCTTTATGTGCAGTTAGCTTCTTTATGTTTTTTTATGTTGGGTATGATACAGTAGATAATTGGATAGGTAACATAATTGGCGTTTTCGCACTTGGTGTTGCATTTTTTCCTTGTGAGGGTGTAACGAGACCATATCATCTAATTAGTGCTGCTATTGTCTTTATTTCGTTTGGCATTTTTGCTTTTAGATTTACCAAGAGTGGTAAAATAAAAACTGCAATGAAAATAGTTAGAAATAAACTTTATGTAATATGTGGAATTTTAATTTTTAGTTCAATAGCAGCGGTTGGTGTTTATGTATTAGCTGGATGGCAAATCTCTTATTTTATTTATATAGTTGAAACTATCATGCTTCTTGCTTTTGGTTCTTCTTGGATAGTTAAATCTAAAACAATCCTTGGAGATAAAGATTCGTTTTTTTTGGATGATTAAATCTGAAAAAATTTTTGGAGAATAAAAATAGCGTTTAAGTATGTTATTTTTTATAATTACTTTTGTTTCGTAGGTATTTTAACCACGGTTTTTTTACATATAAAGGATTTTTTTCCTTTTTTTCATCTAATTGTTCTTTTTTCTTATCTGTTTTTTCGTTATCGTTAGATACATCTTGTTGTGAGGTTCCACCTTGTGTATCAATATTTCTTAATTGTATTGGAACACCATCATCAATATTACTTTCTTCTCTTTCAATTCTATATAATTCGGCCATTCCAGTGTCATATTCCTGTTGTATACTTGAAAATCTTCTATCTCCTTTTTTATATCCTGGAGGATACTCATAAAAAAAACTATCAGTAAACCACATTCCTTTAAATTTTCTTAAGTTTAAATCAAACAATCTCCACACATTAGATGCTTCTTCACTTCTTTTTCCATTTTTTCTTGCTGCTTTTTCTGATTGACCTGCTAAGTGAAAAGCACTTAGTTTTAATATAGTCCCTGTCTTTGTTTTGTAACTTCCAACAGTTACTGGTAATATTACTCTAAATTTTATTGTAGGCATTTCATTGCTTTTATATGATACACCAATAGCTCTACCTTCTTTGATTGCCGTCTTAATCATATTAATATCAAATCCCTGTATGCGCTGAGAACTTTTATCATATGCATTACTTAAGTCTTTATTTGAAAAACTTATGGCTTCGTTTATCGTTGATAAACCTGCTAATAGCTTTAATCTTTTTTTATATGACTTATTCAAATTCATTTATAATAAATATAGAAAAATAATTTAGTTTTTGAATTTTTTTTTATATATTTGTAAAAAAAGAAGAACAATGAACAAAGAAAAATCTTTAGTACATATTAGCTTCAGTGAATATTCAATGTATAATCAGTGTCCATATCAACATTTGATTTATAAATATCTTAAATTAAATGAACAACCACCATCAATTCATTTATATTTTGGAAATGCAATACACGAGGCAATAGAAATGTCTGTTAAGAACAATCTAAATATAGATGATAGAGTTAAGTATTTTTACAATCTCTTTAAAAAAGACATGGATGAAAATATGAAAAACAAAGATGGCTATGAAGAAACTTTAAATTTTTTAAACCAAGGAGTTGAAATTTTAAAACATTTAAACATTAATGAGGTTTTGGGAGGAGATGATATTGTTTCTGTTGAAGAAGATTTATATGAAAATATATTTGGAAAATTTTATTTTAAAGGATTTATTGATATAAATAGCAGAAACACACAAACAAAAAGATATAGAATAACAGATTGGAAAACATCTGGGCAACCATGGGATATTAAAAAGAAAAAAAGAGACAAAACCTTTATGGGACAAATGAGATTTTATAAATATTTTTGGGCTAAAAAACACAATATACCACTTGACCAAATTGATTGTAGATATGTTGTATTAAATAGACTTGTAGATAAAAAAAATCCAAATAGTGGTTTTGGAGGTATTCAAATAATAGACATTGAATCAAGTGAAGAAGAAATTTATGAATCATTATTTAAATTAACCGAAGCAATTCGAGATATTAATATTAATAAAGAATTTCCAAAAGTTAAGATATTTGGAAATGAGAGATATGGTTGTATGTTTTGTAAGTTTAAAAATGGTGTTCACCCTATGTGTAATGCAAAATATAATCAATATGTAGAACTGTTAAATGAACGTGGAATTTAAAAAAAATATATGTTTAAAAAAAATGTTTTAAAAATTGTTGACATTATGTTAATAGTTTTTTTCCTATTTATAAAACATAATTTTTAATATAACTTGATTTTAAATTAAATTTTTCATATATTTAAATGTTAATTGGCAATTCATCCCATCCACACTGAATGATGAATGGGTTTTTTTGCCTTGTGTTTTATAAAAATTAAATTATAAATTATTATGAGTTATTATACAAAAAAAGATGTTTTAGATTTTATTATAGTAGAAAATAATAAAGCAAATAAAAACAATTCAAAACCAATTATGCCAGTAGAAAAGGCAGAAAATGAAATTAATACTGAACAAGATATTGTTGGGTTTTTTTGGATGAATTTTAACAACACAACTAAAAATATGAGCTTAGAAGGAAAAATCTTTTGCAGAGTTGATCATGATTTATATACCGATGATAGATTTGCTTTGGATTTATACCAAGCTCAAAAGGTTGGAAAAACAGTTACGGAAGTAATTAAAGCAAGAGCTGAGGAGCAAGAAAAAGCAAAAAAATCAATAAAAGAACCTGAAAACATAATAAAACAAATTAAAGAAACAATTAAAAAAAATAATTAAGAATGACATTAGAAGAACTGGAAGATTTAAACAATTGTAATGAACTTGACCTATTATACAAAATTATAGAAATTACTAAAAACAATATAAATGATGCAGAAAAGATTGTTGTGGAAAAATATTGGAAAAGTGGAGCTGCAAGAATTCGAAAAAATTTAAAAGATTTAGATTTAATATCTGATATAGTAAAAGATAAAGTACAAAGAAGAAAAAATCCAAGTACATATGAAAATAAATTATCTGTTTTAGAAAAAGCTATTATAAAAGAAAAGCAAAGAATGGAAAGTGAAGATATTGTAATAGCAAAAATGAAAAAAATGCGTTTAGCACAATTTAAAAGTGATGTCAAAAAAGAAGATTGAAAAAAAAGATATAATCGTAAAGATAAAAAAACTTAAAGTTAATTATGAGCTTAGATATGATTATCTTAAAGTATTATCAGAATTCATTAAACGATTCCCAACAGAACACAGAAGAGTTAGGAAGAATAGTATAATAGATACAGATGGTAAAGTTAAAGATGATTGGGTTAGAACTGTTAGTGATGCAAAAATAGGAGAAATAATTAGTTTTTTAATAGATAATAATATAAAATTTGTGTTTGAAAACATAACACAAGATGTTATAAAAAAACTAAAACTTGAATTTTTAGAAAAAAGAAAAAGAATAGCTGAATCGCTAAGATTAAAAGCGGATGTTTTGGATGTGACGAATGAGGATTATTCATTTATGAAAATTCAACCATATGAATATCAAAAAAAAGCAATTAAGTTTTTTGAAATAAATGATGGAAAAGCAATCTTAGGAGATCAACCTGGTGTTGGGAAAACTTTACCTGCATTTGCATACGCAACAAAGCATCAGTTAAAAACACTAGTTATATGTCCATCTTCTTTAAAGTTAAACTGGAGAAAAGAAATAATAAAATTTACAAAAGAAAATGCATTTATATACAAATTCAAACCAAAAAAGAAAAGTAAAATAAAAGCATATACGAAAAAAGAATCCCTATTTCATATTATTAATTATGAAGCAGTTGAAACATATATAAAATTAGAATATAAACACAAGTGTAGTGGTGCAATGATTAGGAATGATGGAAAAATGGGAAAATGTAATTGGACACATGTAGACTTAAGTAAAAAATACACAAAATGTCCAATTTGTGAAAACAAAGGTACAGTTAAAAGTCGTATTGTTGGTTTGGTTGGATTTGATGATGATTTTAAAGAAAGTTTAACTCCAGAAGATTATGATTTAATTGTAATAGATGAGTGTCATAGAATAAAAGAACTTAAAACATCTTGGACAAAAATTATACACAAAGCATTTAAAGAAATCCCAAGAAAAGTATTAATGTCTGGAACGGTAATTAAAAGTAGACCGATGGAGTTTTTTTCTACTTTAAATTTCGTATTTCCAAAAGAATGGAAAAATTCTCATAATTTCGGAGTTAGATATGGAGCTGGTTATGAGAGTGGTTTTGGTTGGGATTATAAAGGAGCATCTAATTTAGAAGAATTATTCACAAGAGTTTCTCCTTTCTTCTTGAGAAGATTAAAAAAAGACGTACTTCCAGAATTGCCAGAAAAAACATATGTAGAAATTCCAATAGAATTAACTGATAAAGAATATAAAGAATACATAAGAATTGAAAAAGAACTAAAACAAGAACTAAAAGATGGGCAATTAAAAGAACGTAAAGAAACATATTTAGAAAAAGTTCACAAGTTGAAGTTTTTTACAGGAAAAATAAAAGAAAATCGAATTAGAGAGATGATTCAAGATATAATTGATAGTGGTGAAAAAGTTATAGTTATATCAGATTACCAAGAGATAGCAGAAAGCATTTATAAGCATTTTAAAGATGTGGCTGTTTTACATACTGGTTCTTTATCTGATGAAGAAAAAGATGAGTCTGTTGAAAGTTTTCAAAATAATCCAGATATAAAATTATTTAGTGGAATGGTTATAGCATCTGGAGTTGGAATAACATTAACTGCTGCTAGTAAAATGTATATTATAGGATATGCATGGACACCATCAGACATGGAACAAATAGAGGATAGAATACACAGAGCATCTTCAACAGCAGATAAAATAGAAATAATAACACCAGTTTGTCAAGATACAATTGACGAGGATTTTGTTGAACTATTACAAGAAAAGGCTTATATTGTAACAAAAACCTTAGACAATAAAGAGTATAAGAAAAATTCTATAAAATATAATGAAAGCGTATTTTCAGAATTATTAAAAAGAATTGCAAACAAATAATTAAATTACAATATCTTTTTTATAAAAAAAGCACTATTTATAAAAAAAACAATAAAAAATAAAATTTTTGTAAAAATTATAAAAAAAAGACTATTTATAAAAAACATTTAATTTTAAAATAAAATAGACATGAAAGTAAAAAAATCATTAATTAAGCAAATTGTAAAAGAAGAGGTTATTAAAATACAAAAACTAAAACAGTTACAAGAAGAAAAAAAACAAATCAAAAACCAATTAACAGAATTGCATGAAGAAGAAATATTAGATGAAGATGATAATTTATTATCACCAAAAGAAATTCAAAGTATTGAGCAAGAAGAAAATCAAAGTGGACAACAACTTGAAGAGGGAAAAATGGCTGATTTTGCTAAAAAGTTTTTGAATTTCAATACCCTTAGACAAAAAATGGAAGATTTCATACAAAAAAATAAAATTGACATTAATAAAGCTGCAAGTGAACTTGATGAAAAGTTTGGAGAAAAAGATTTCAGACAAATCAAAGACATAGTAAAACAACAAGTTGGAACTGTTAATGAAGAAAGTAGTATTCTTTATGAAGATTTTAAAAAGGGACTTGCCAATGTTGTAGGTGGTGGAGTTGCTTTTACATTAATTACTGGAGTAATGAGCCAGATATTTGGTATGTTAGGAAAACTTGACTTAGGTAGCATATTTAATAATGCTGCTGCTGCATCTGCTGGTGTTGCACTAGTTGCTGGTATTATTTGGTTAGTTGTAAGTGTTTCAAAAGAAAGAAAAGAAAAAATAAACTAAAATATTTTTTATATAAAATAAAAAAAACATCTATGCTTTAGATGTTTTTTTTTGCTCTAACATTTCAATTTCTTTGACAATAACTTCAATTTTGTTATCTGCACTTAAATGACTTTTTTTAATGTCTTCTTTCGTTAGTTTAAAAATTAATCCAAAAATAATGTATCTATAAAATAAAAACATTATTGGAAAATAAATTAAAATAACACCTTTCATTAGTTGAAACCATTCATTACTAAATACACCATCTGGATGGGATATGAAAAATGGTAAGAAAATAAGAAATATTCCCTGTAAATTAACAAAATGTTTATTGATAACTATTTTTGTAAACTTATAAAAAATAATTTTTAATCTTTTTGAGAAAATTTTGTTTTTTGAGTTCATAATACTTTAAGTTTTAATTAATAAATTGAGTTCCCTTTTAACTATATACGAAAGAAATCAAAAAAAGTTGCAAAAATATATAAAAAAATTATAAAAAACAAATTTTTTGTAAAAATTATAAAAAAAAGACTATTTATAAAAAAACAAAAACACTATGTTTAAATTAGGAAATAGAGGATTAGAAGTATCAAACATACAAAAAATGTTATCATTTTTAGGGTATGATCTTATGGTTGATGGGTTTTTTGGAAAAAGGACATTGCGTTCAGTAAAAGCATTTCAAAAAAAATACAACCTTGTAGTTGATGGTATTGTTGGGCAATCCACTCTCTTAGCATTAAAAGAAGCACAACCAAAAAGACACAAAGAAGACTTTGATATAAAAAACGACATTGATTATAAGAATTTAAATATTAATACAGAGCATAAACTTCCAATAGAGCAATATGTCCACCAAAAGACAGATAAAGATAAAATATTTATACATTTTACAGCAGGAGGTGCAAAAGCAGCCAATTCAATAGCATATTGGAATTCGGATGAAAGGAAAGTTGCAACTGCATTTGTTATTGATGGTGAAGATGGAACTATTTATGAAGCATTTAGTCCAGAATTTTGGGGATGGCATCTTGGTGCAAAAGGAACAAATGGAAAATTAGATATAAGTTCTGTTGGAATAGAAATTTGTTCTTATGGACCATTGATTAAAAAAGGAGATAGTTTTTATGCATGGCCAAATGATTGGAACACTAAAGTTTCAAGTGAAAATGTGTATATTTTAGATAAAGAATTCAGAGGATATAAATACTTTTTTAAATACACACAAGAAGAATTGGATAGTTTAGAAAAGCTATTATGTTTTTTAATAGAGAAATATGAAATGAAAATACAACCAAGTTTTGATGAAAGTTGGTTTGAATACAATGAAGAATTAATGAAAAAGTCATTAGGTGGAATTTGGACTCATGTTAATGTTCGAAAAGATAAAAGCGATAGTTATCCAGACAAAAGACTAATTGAACTTTTAAATAGAGTTGCTAAAAAATATAACTAATGGATAGAAAACTTAAAGAAGAAATTCAAAATCTAATTAAAAAAGAATTAGATAAAGAATTTAAAAAGCAAGATAAGAATATTAAAAAAGAATATACGGAATTTGTTGAAGATGAATTGAAAAAAATTAATAAAACAATTTTAACCAAAAAAGACATAAAAGATATAATAATTAAAGCTTTTATACAACAAAGTAAATTTATGTGGGAAAAATCTGGTATTGTAACACAATTTATAAATAAAGTTTAATATGGAAAAAAAGGCTAGAGAAAAAGTATTAGAAATTATTAGACAAATAATAAATGACACTTCTATTGATACGTTGTCTAACTTTGAAGACAAACAAAGGCAACAACAAGAAAAAATAAAAAGAACAAAATCACAACTAGAGAGTCAGGTTGATTTAGATTTGTTTTATGGTGGAAATGCTAATAATAACATTAAAAAGAAAATCAATATAAATGAGAATGCAGTTATTAGCATTACAACACAAGAGATAAAACAGTTTCAAAAAGATATGTATAATCACTTGTCAGGAAACGCTATTGAGTTTGAAAATCAAGTTGTTAATGGAAAACAATCTATTTTATCATTTCCTATAAAAAATAATAAATTAGATATTATTACAAAAGGAACAATTGACAATAAAATAGATTTTACAATGTCATTAAATGATGGGTTTATAATAAATATGGAAAACTTTGTAGTAAATGAATCAAATAATGATGTAATATCTAAAGTTTTTAATTTATATAATACTATTTTCAAAAAAAGGTTTAGTGAGTTACTTTCTTCAGCAGAGAATAACTAAAAATAACTATTTAGTTTTACTATATTTTAAATTATGTTTATTTCATATGCATACAACTAAACAAATAATAAGCAATCAAGAAAAATATAAAGAAAACATTCTTGATTATATGTTAAATGAGTATAGTGTTGCAAAAAATGATTTGAAAAAAATTAAAAGTGTTGATAAATTTATACAAAAAGAAAAGAAAAAATTAGAAGATAGATTTAAAAGCACCAATCCAAAAAAACATTTAAACCAATTGTTTTTTATAAGTACAAATAGAAACAAGAACTTTTATGTTTGGTGGAATGTAAAAACAGAAGAAACAGAAATATTACAATATGTTAAAAGATAGAAAAAACACAAAATCATATTTATTTGATATTTGTTACAATGGAAGTATGAATAATTTTTATGAATTTTATGGAGATAATGTCCCATATTCTATTATAGAACAAGATAGCTATATTGATTTAAAGCAAATGGTTCATAGTATGATTAATAGTAGGGTGAAATTTCGTAAATTTGAACGTAATGGTATGGTTTTAACTTTAAAAGTTGATATGCTAGATAAAGAGAAAGAAAAACTAGACTATTTATTAAATGAAAATGAAATTAAATTTTTTCATAAATATAAAATAAAAAATATAAAATTATTAAAACAAGGAGAAAATAAAGATGAGCAATAAAGATAGATTTAAAGAAATGGGCTTACCAGCAAACGCTGGAAGAATTATGCAAAACAGTAAAATGGAAGCTACACAAGGATCATCAAAACATCAAAAACTACAAGACATAAAACGAGGAGCGAAAAAGGATATGTATAAAAACATAGAAAGTCAAGTTGTTGAAAAAACACAACAAAACAATTTTAAAAAAATGCCAGAAAGAGCTCAAACACAACAAAAAAATGTACAAAAAGTTGAAGTGAAGAATTTTACTCCAAAAAAAAGTGGTGAAGCATCTCAACTTGCAAGTTTATTTGAGGATGTTTCAACAGTATCATTTGACAATAATGGTCAAGTAGGTCAAGTTGATAATATTAATATGCCAGCATATAACCCAAAATCATTTTTAGAAAAACAACAACAACAAAAATCAAGACAATCTCCCAACATTATAAATGAAAACAGAAATGAAAATATAAATGAAAATTTAGATCAAGAAGAGTTAAAATCATTGATAATTCAAATTTCACAAGAGGTTGCTGAAAAAACAGTTCAAAACATATTAAAAAAGTTTATAGAACAGAATAAAGAAAAAAAACAATTTAAATTTTATAATAAAGACAAAGCAATAGTTGAAATTAATGAAAAATTATATAAATTAACTCCAGTTAAAATTAAAGGTCATTAAATAAAAACTTATTTGTAAAAACAACTTTTAAAGTATTGTTGACTTTAAACTTCCCTTGATTGATTTCTTGTAAAAATTTATCAGGGGATTTTTGTAATTTTTTTATTTTAGAATCTTCATATAGATTAATTAGGTTTCCATGTCTTGATACTCTTACAATGTTAGCTTGTGTTAAAGACGAATTTACAAAGTTTATCCAGTTGTTTTGTATTGATTTTGCTATATGTTGTGTAGCATGACATCCTTTGCATAATATTACAGCTTTCGAATTTTCTGGATTTGTGTTATCTATATTATAAATATGTAAATTAAGGCTCTTTTCAATTGGAGTGTGTCTTGGTTCATGTCCACAAGCTTCACAAAAACCCATGTTTTTTGTTTTGTTCTTTATTGTATTGTATACATTTTCTCCATATTGCTGTATAAATAAGCTTTCAGGAAAGAAGTTACATACATATAGTTTAAATTTATTTTTTCCCATTAATACAAAAATAATAAAAATTTTTTAAAATCGCACACTTTTTTGTGTTTTTTTTTGATTTTTTTATTTTATTGTCTATTTATAGAAAAATAAAAATATAAAAATATAAAATTATGAACGAAGAATTTTCAAAATTTGTAAAAGAAACTGCATTAGAGATATTAAATGAACAAAAAATTGAAAACGCTGGAAATCCTATTGATTTAAAAATGAATAAAAAAGCAGAAGAATCAATTAAAAAAACTGGTGCAAAAGTTTCAGTAAATAAAAAAGGAACATTTAAAGAAAAAACAGCAGCTCCTGTGGATATACCAAAAGAATTTGATTCAACTGAACAACCTACTGATGTTAAAATGACAGAAAGAAATGATGGTTCTGATGAACAATGGGCAACAGCAGCAGAAGTTAAAGGTACAAACTCAAAAAAACCAGGCACAAAAAATCACGCATCAGGATTAGCTAATCCAGATGTAACTTCTAAAAAAGATATGCCAAATGTTTCTGTTGATGCAGATCCAACAAAAAAAGGTGGAATATCAGGAGATAAAGAAAATCAAACTGATATGCAAAAAGAAGATAAAGAAGATAAGCAGACAACTCCAAAAACACAAGTTTTAGGAAAGGGAGAAAAAAGCAAAGAAGGGTTTTCAAAAGGTCAAACAGATCAAGATGTTAGAGCAAAAGCAGAACAAGAAAAAGATGACTATAAAGAGAAACTAGACAAACAAATAAGCACAATACAATTACCAGAAACTTTTAAAAACAAAAAAGAACTTATTGGATTTATTCAAGAAGAAGCAAAAAAAGCTTTGAAATTAATCTAAATTCTTAATTATATTTTAATATTTATAAAAACCAGGCTAAAAAGCTTGGTTTTTTGTTTTTAATTTATTATATTTTTAATAAAAAAAATAGCAATGGAATTTACTGAAATTAAAAAAGACTATTCATTTGTAGCAGAAAACAAAAATAATGATGTTTATTTTTGTTCTTGTGGTCATATCTTTAATAAAAGCAACGAAGAAAACAACGAAGGAAGTAATTATGTTGATGATACTTTGGGGCTTGAAGACATATATAAAAGTATTAAATTGAGCAGTCAAGATGATGTAATATGTGATTCATGTAAAAAAAACCACTCAAGCATACACAATCAAAGAAATCTTATTGCAATAAATTTCTATTTTATATCAGAATTTAATCTAAAAGAAGATAATGAAAGTCTTTTTGTATTTTATGATAGATTTAAAGTTCTACAAAAAGAAGAAAACCACAATCAATTACATTTTCATAAAAATAGTAAATATATAAGATTTGAAAAAAATTCTAAAAAACTGTTTTATAAAAACTACGATTCAGATGAAATAGAATTTGATTTAAATAGTGTTGTCAAATATTCAAATAAAATGTTTGATAATGATATAAAAATAATATATAACTTACATAATTTACAATTGTATGTAAATGCCATAGCAAAACATGTGTCAGATATAAGCAACATTAATATTGTAGATAATTTAATTGGAGAAATGAGAGGACAATTAAACAATGCTAATTTAGATATTATAAAAAAAATAACATCTATATTATTCGGAATAATAAAATATTCAAACCTATCTACTGTTGCTATGACAAAGGGAAGTGTGTTTTTATATGATTTAATAACAGAATGTGATATTCCAGATAGTAAAACAATGAAAGAAAGCAATGCAACATCTCCATTGAAAATATTCAATTTTTTAATAAAAAATTATATTAAAAAAATTAACGAAGAAATAAATGAAGATAATAAAGAAACACATAGTTTTACATTTAAATCAAAACAACTTGTTCAATCAGAAGAACACAAAGTTACAGTAAAAAATTTAGATCAAGAACAAGAATTAGAAGTTAAATTTAAAAAAAACAGTGATTATAAAAGCAAAATAAATAAAAATAAACTATCATCAGATTATGAAGTAATGAATATATCTGAAGACTCAACAGCTTCAAAATTTATTTTTAATAAAATAGAAAAATTTAAAGATTTTAAACAAATTTTAAAATATTTTAAGTTTTACAATAAAAGACAAATAATATCTCTTTTGCAAAAATATAATTTAGATTTATTAATGCACACTATTGATTTGATTTATTTTAGAGATAAAATGGATTTGAAAGAAGTTGAACATGCTCTTAATATAATAGATAATTATACAAAAATAACAACATTACAAAAAAAGCCTACACTAAGAAAGGATTTTGATATAGATTATAGTTTAGTAGATTTATTTGAATTTACATATTATGATGATTGTATTATGATGATGGAGGTTCTTGAGTTTGATAAAAACAGAGAGTTTACAAAAATAAAAGAATATCACAAATTAGTTGAATACCACAACAATCTTGTTAAATATTTTAATGTTGTATCTGATGAAAATAAAAGTAAAAAATTCAAAGACTTTGTTAATAGGTTTAGATATTTAGAAAATAGTGACGAATATAAAGGTCCAATACGCATAAAACTAATAGACAATCCATCTATGCTTATAACAGAAGGGGTTTCTATGAGACATAGTGCATCATCATATTCAAAAAAAGTAATTAATAACATATATTTAATTGGACAGGTTTTTGATGATTCTGAAAACATAGAAGACAAAAAAGATAAAAGATTTACAATTGGCTTCTCTTATAATAAAATTACTGGATTAGAATTTCATCAACTAAAAGGATTTGGTAACAAGCAAGGTACTGATAGGCTAAAAAGATTAGTTATGGAATATTTAACAGAAAAAGATATATCATTTAAACCATTAAAAGATTTAAAATTGCATTCATAATCGAAAAATGTTTTTTATAACCTATTTATTGAAAAACAAATTATAATGATTAATAATAGTTTAAAAAATTTAATATTAGAGTCTCAAAGCGAGAAAGATAAAGATTTTTTATATATAGATAATGGAGTGATTTCTAAAATAAATGATATTAAGTTTAATTTAGATGAAAATTGTATTATTATTAATTTTTCTACAACATATGGAAAAGTTTTTGATTTTTTAATTCATATAGAAAGTTTTACAAATTGGTTTGAAAATAATTTACACCACAAAAAAAGTGCAAATATTTTTTTAACATTCTTATTGGATTATTTTATTGATGCAAAAGACACTTCCGAAGATTTAAATGAAATTATAGATGATACAAATGAAATTATGATAAACGATGATTTACCAAAAAACGCATCAAACACTATGATAGGCGTAAATCAAACAATGGATGCTGAAAAAATATTTAAAAAATCTATGCCAAAATCTATTAGAAATTATTCTGGTAATCTTGGGTTGGGAACCGTAGTTTGGTAAAAAAATATATATTATGAAAAAAAACAAAGAAACAAAGAGAATGAATGATATGGTTAGTTTTTTGGACAATTTCCAAGAGGGTATTGAAAAAGAAAAAAAAACCATAAATGAAGCAGATTTAAAGAAAAATAAAGATAGAATGTCTGCTTTAATTTCTAAAGATACAAATAAAGATTTTAAAAATGAAAACTATTATGTAGCAGGTTCATTTCAGACTGGTGGACAAGGCAAAACAGTTGGAAGTTTTTTAGATGATGCTCAAAAAAAAGAAATGAACGATGTCAAATCTCCAAAATCAGAACCAAGCGGATTAAGATCAGGTGAGGCTTTGGAAGTTGCGATAAAAAGAACTATAAAATCAGGACACCCAATAAATAACATATCATTTTATGAAGAAGTTAATTGGAATTTAATGAATATTAGCTTTCCAGCAGTTAAAGATATGGATATTAAACAGGCTATTTTAAATATGATTGGAGAATAGTTAATGAAAAACCTTGTTCGAAAAATAATAAAAGAGGAAATAGATTCTATTTTTGAAGCTTTTGAATTTTCTAATAAAAGCGAACAGGTTATTCCACCAGATGATGTTGTAAGAACTACAACAGCAGCATTAAATGTTTTAAATAATAATGATATTTCACTTGGAAACCACGGCAATGATGGTAGTGGCAAAACAAAAGCAAAAAATCTATCAGAAAAAACACTTCAGAATTTCAGTGAAATAAAAAGATTAAAAGCTTATTTTGATAAGTATAAAACCCAAGTTAATAGCGAAAGAACAAAGCATAACATTAAATCAAACGAAAAAGGAACAGAAAATGAAATGCTAAAATCAGAAATTATATTAACGTGGAATTTGCATGGTGGAGATAATGGAGAAAGATGGGTTACTAATTATTTAGAAACAAATAAAACTGAAAACAACAAAACAAAAGAAAGAATAAGAAAAGCTGGCGGAGCAGGAAACAATAAAGGTTTAGGCATTTTCCAAATAAAACACGATCCAACAAACACAAGAATTCACAGATAATTTTGTTTTTTAATAATTTTTTATTATTTTTGTAAAAAACTAATCTTAAAAAAACAAAAACAATGAACGAAGAATTTTCAACATTACAAAATTTAACTACTCCAGAAATTTTAATAGAATGCTCAAAAGAAAACGGAATTAAGTTTAATGGAAATAGTGCATATTTAGATGCAGATGATGAGTTAATTGAAATTTCCAAATATATAAAAGCAAATTCAAACTATAACTCAGACCTCAAACCAGAAAGAATAAAATACCTTTACACAACAAATGCAAAAAAAGATGGTGGAAGATACATTACTGGAACTTTAAGTATGCGTAGTGGAATGGAAAAAATGGTAAACGATGATTTTGATTATATTTTAATTGTTCATTATAAGTGTTGGAAAGAATTAGATATTAAAAACAAAGTTATCCAATTAGATAAACTACTATGTGGTGTTGATATAAGTTCAGAAGATAATTTAAAAAAGCGACAGGTTGATTCTAAGGAGTATTTAAACAATCTACGTAAATTTGGTGCAAATGAGGTTTTAAATAGCTCAGAGGTCGTTGATTTAACTATTAATAGAATTGTAGAAGAGGAGAAGGTTTCAAAAAAAGATAATTAATGGAAAAAAATGAAGCAAAATTATTATTTAATGCTGTATTGTTAAGACAACAAGCAAAAAAAGAGGAGATTTTATTTAAAATACAAACATGTTTAAATAAAGATAACAATGATAATACAGTAAAAGAATTAGATAAATTATTTAAAAAAATAGCTGCCCAAGAAATTGCAATAGAAGCAACAGGGGTATATTATAAAGCAAAGCTTAACAAAGAAAAAAAATAAAAAAAATGATAATAATTCTTAAAATTATTCTTGGATTAATGGTTGTGTTTGATTTTCTTATTGCACGATTAATGTTTTTAGATTTTAAAAGAACAAAGAAACTGGTTAGTTTTGAAGAATCTTCTATTGCAGATAAAACAAAACTTAGTGTTGTTTTTTATTTTGTACTATTAGCACTTTGTGTTTTTGCACTATTGTTGTGTTATTTAATTATAATCCCAATACAAATAGTCTAGTTATTTGTAATATGTATTTTTTTAAGTAAAAACTATCACATGAAATACAAAAAAATCAAAAAAACCCAAGAGGGAGAAAAAAAGATAAGTTTATACAAAAAAATACTCAAAAAAAATTGAGACAAGAATTAAAAAAAGAATATAAATAATAGTAAAATGAATATATTTAAAGAAGCAAAACAAAACAAGTTAAAAAAACTTGGTTATAAAGCAACACGATTTGTAATTGTTTGGAAAAATGAAAATGTTAGTTGGAATTGGTCAGCATTCAAATATGGAATAAGATGGTCTGATAAACTACAATTTTTTCCAATAAAAAATGTAAGTAATAATTCCCAAAGAAGCTTAATGTTTGGTTTTTTAAAATTATATTTCCAAGTAATTTTACATAGAAGAACAAGTTTTAATCAGAGTAGAAAATTGATTTTAAGGAAAAAATTGTGGAAATTTTATCAATTAGTTTCTTAATTAAAATGATTAATTTAAAAAACATATGGAAACATTCACGGTTACGATTCTATATTAAAAATACAATTTGGAATTTTAATTTTTGGTTTTTTGCAACAAAACTATACAAAAGCGTTAACTATAAGGTTAATGATAACTATAATATGGATATTGACTATAAAATAAAAAGCAAGGAAAAAACAGTTAGCAAAAGAAGATTTGTTGGATATTTTTACAAAAACAATATATATGATGATAATCCTGGTTTTAAAATTGACTATGAAACATGGAAATCCTGGAAAAAAAAGAAATTAATAAAATAGAGCTAATTATTTAAGCTCTATTTTTTTTAACAAATAATCGAATAAAAACTTTTTTTGATTATTTATAGAAAAACAATTTGTCAATGGAAAAATATAATACATATCCAGAAGGAATAAAAAAGGAAACGGAAGATTTTACAAAAAGAAAAGAAATTAAAAAATTAGTCGATAAGCTTATAAAAGAGATAGCTAAAGAAAAAACATATCAAGCATTTAGAAATATGGGTTTTCAAGAAAAAAGTGGCTATTATTTTGTTTATGCTAAAGATAATGATAAAGAAACTGATGAAGATAAGAGTGGGGGAAAAGGTACTGCTGAATCTAAAGTTAATGTAACAATTTCATACCCAAAAAAATACTCTGGAAGTGAAGATTCTGCACCATTGATTTCTAATATGCAGAAAATTACAACATTTGGAGGGAAAAAACTTGTAAGTGAAATTTATATTAACATACAAGGTGAAAATTTAAATATTACATATAAAAACACCGAAGATTCAGGGTTTCACCAACAAAGTGATGGTGATACATATGCTATAAGAAAACTAGAAAAGAAAACAAGTATTCCAAATATAGCTGATACTAAAAAATTTAAAAAACAACTAGAAGATATGTTTTCTGATATATGTAAAGCAGAAGCAGCATATCTAATTGGAACAAAAATTGGACAAGACGATAAAATAGAAAAAAAACAAAACGCATCTACTGTTATGGAAAATAAAATGTCAATAAAAAAATTGTTAGAAGGAGACCTAAAAGAAATAAAAAACCTAACAAAACAAAAACTTCAAGAAAATTTAATAATTGAAACTGGGGAGTGGGATGATAATGATCCAGAATTCCAAGATTGGAAAAAACAATTAGAAATAAATGTTAAAGAAATAGAAAATTCTGTTGATAACGTTGTTGTTAATGATATTAAAGGCTTTGATAAATATCAAGGACCTTATGCAAACGTTGAAATAAACGAAAATCATTATAATATTTGGTTTGGAAGCGATAATGGAGAGTTGTGGATTGAAGATTTTCCAACAGACAATACATCTGAAAAGGGTGATGATTATGCAGCTGGATTCCTTGGTTCTGTTGAAGATATTGTTGAAATGCTTAACAATGATACCATAGATGAATTAGAAGAAAAAGAAGTAGATAAAAAAATTACAATTGATTCTGATGGTGAAAAGAAAGAATTGTTAAAAGGAGAAGAAGAAGGAGAAGATGATATAAATGAGATAACTACTGCACCTGGTGGAGTATCTGGTCCAATTGGTGGAGAAACAACACCAACTGATAATGAAGGAACATCTACGGGTGGAGCATATGCAACACCACTTGGAAACACAATTAAAAGAGAATTTAGAGATAAATCAATAGGAGAAGAAGGAAACGTTGTTGCTGATAAAGATAATGTGCCAAAACAATATAGAATCAATGAAGAAGTGAAAAAAACTCCATATGGAGAAATGAAGCGAAAAAGAGGGAGAATGGTTAGAAAAGATGGAACTTATGTTGTAGATGTAGAGTTTGAGCCAGGTCAACAAAATTTGAATGTTCCAAAAGGAATGAAAAAAAACTACGTACTTGGTCTTCATGATGTTGATGTAAACAGTAAAGAAGAATTAGCTAGAACTGGACACGGAAGTACAAGTCAACTAGAAACAGAAGCAGAAAAACTAGAAGAATCATATAAAAGAAAAGTTAGATTATCACAAAGAAAAATTTCTTCTCTGGTAGAAAACAAAATAAATGGAGTTAATAAAAGATATGTAATAACTGAAAAATTAAGTAGTGATGAAGAAAAAGCACGATTTAATCAGTTAATTGAAACTGTTTCTTTTGAAAATATTAAAGATGATAATAAAGAAATAGAAGGAAATCAATACAATGACTATGTGGAAAGTGAATTTGAAAAAAATACAGAACAGAACTTGGAAACACATTTAGATTCTTCGCCAGCATGTGATGGAGTTGAAGGTTGTGATAATGAATTTGAAATCATTCCAAAAACAAATACTGGATTGGTAGTATATAAAGTTTTAAAACAAGATTTAAATGAAAATAAAGCTTTTTTAATGGATCATTATACAAATAAAATAGTTCCAAATCCTAAGTTTAAAAACTAACAGAAAAGCAGTTATGATAAATGAAGATAAAATTAAAAAGCAAATTTGGGAAATAATCGTTAATTCAAAAGAAATAAATGAATTAATAGATACAAAAAACCAAGACACATGTAAAGAAAGAGTTTATAGTGATATTGCTGATTTTAAAACACACATTGAAAACGATGATGATGAAAAGGTTTTAGATTCTGTAAAAATTGCAATCAAAAGTCTGGGAGAATTGGGAAATTTATTAACAAAGACACTAAAAAGCTAATAACAACAATTAATTCTTATATGTTATTAATTCTGGATGATAATTAAAAATAGCATTCCAATTATTTTCATTTAAACAAAACAACGGACATTCATCTATAAACTCATTTGGCATATTTATAATTAATTTTTGCCAACCCAAAGGAGACAGTTCTTGTTTATAATCTTTTCTGTCTTTTATTAAATATATTAAATCATTGTTTCGAAATATAGACAATAACAAAACAGAGTAATATATATCAGCCTTTACAAATAATTCTAAATTACAATATTCCAACAAGTAGGGTTTTTTTTTTAAAATTTCACACCATTTCTTAGCTGTTAATTTACTTAAATCTAATTGTTTTATAAACATAGTGTCTGTATGTTTTATAATGTTTGATATGTGATATTTATTTAGTTTTTTATTGTTAACACTATTAAACACAAATTTGTTAAAATTAAACACTTCTAATATTTCATAAATTTCTTTTGATGTGAAATTAAATTTGTTTATTTGTATTTTATCTAAAAAATATTCATGACCTGTTTTTAACATTATAAATGCATCTAGTTTTTTTAATGTTTTAAAATTTACTTTTAACGCTTTAGTTATTGTTGGATTTGATTTAATTAAATATTTTGCTTCTTTTATTGAAAATTTATATTTACCTATATCTACTTCACTAGTAATATCAAAATTTCTTGATATTACTCTTAGTATTTTTTTTCTATTGACTCGACCCCATTGAATGTTTTTATAAATTATTTCATTTTCTGCTATTATATAATCTTTTAAAATATCATAATTTGCGTTTTTTACCAAATGGATTATCATACTCTCATTTAACAATTCCCATTCTCCATCTAGTATTTTATTTATAAAAGAATCTGTAATTAATTTTGTTTTTTCAGATTTATTCATTATTTTTGTTTTATATAAATATAAAAAACTTTTTTATGGAAAACAATAGTAATGAGAAATATATGCTTGATATTGATAAATTAGTTCGAATTGTATATAATAAAGTAGCTCTTTGGAATAATGAGAGTGGTTCCCCAGAAGACAAACAGAGGACGTTAAAGCTTGTTTCTAATGAAATTGTAACAACAGTATTAAGTCAGGGATTTGATGGTCTTGAAGGCGTTAAAACAAAAGTTAAAACAGAAACCGCAGAAGACTATAAAAATAAGAAAAAAAATAAGCTTTTTAATTTTAGAAAGAAATAGGTTATTTTTTTTTGTTTTTCATTTTATATAGAACACTATCTTGTTTTTCCTCTTCGTTATCATATTCATCTTTCGAAAATTCAATAATATCAAATTCATTAGGATCAAGTTCTTCTTTTAGTATCTTTTTTTTAATAACCTTATCTTGATATTGCTCATTTATAAGTTGTTTTTTTGTTTTATTCTCTGTTATTCCACATAATTCTGTATATCTTGTAGATTCATCAATTCTTTCTAATGCTCTCTTTGGACATCCCTCTGCTTTCATAATTATGTTTATTGCTGCTTCTTCACTGGAAGCTTTAGTTTTTAATATCACACTTCCATTATCATGGGAAACTCTAAACTTATATTCTTGATATTCCATAATCTAATTGTTTTTTTTATAAATATGTGAAATTTTTAAAATTCAAATAAAGAATAATGAAAGCTTAATCCAAGATACAATCCGTGATACAGTTTATTTTCATTACCAAACATAACACCATATCCAATATTTGGTCCAATTCCCCATTTTTTCTTTTTTAAATTATCTGTATTATATATCTGGTTTGATACGTCTGCTCCTTTAATATCCGTTACAATGAATTTGTTATTATCTGGAGTAATAAAAATCCTACATATTCCATCATCATCTTTTTTTATTCCAGTAGTAACACCAAACTTCATTTCAATGTCGTGGTATGTTGTTATATCATTTGTTATGTTTAAATCAAACTCTGTATGTTCTGGATTAAGAAAATTTACTTTTGCAAAAAATGAACTTGAACTCTTTAAACATATGCTACCACCTAAACTATGATATTCAGAATATAATGAATAATGGTCTTTGCTTAATTTTGAAACAATGTTTTTTACACTACCAGTGTCTTTATAGATTATTTCATATTGAGTAATATATTTAACTTCTCCAAATTCATTGTTTAAACTTTCATATAAATCTGGATATTTTTCTATTAATTCTTTTTTTGACATAATTGCAATTGCTTTTGCAAAACTTTCATCTCCGTTTTTGTTTTTATAAAAAGAAACCGTATCATTAAGAGCGCTCATATTTTGTTGTGCTTTTAATTTCTCAATTTCAATTGTTCTTCTTAGTTTTCTACTTACTCTACATTGGTTCATTAAAAGCATTATTAATAAAAGAAACAATATTGAAAATATTATTCTGTAGTTTTTTGTTATAAATTTTATTACATTTTTCATAAATTTTATTTTTTAGTACATTAAATTATTTAAGTTCAAGGCTTTTATTTTGTTTTTATCATTTATCCAATTATAATTAGTATAAAATAAAACAAATTCTAATATTTTTTCTATGTATTTTTGTTGTGGTTTTTTATTAGTTTTTCCAAACTGTTGTATTATTGTTTTTGATTCTATGTCAATTTCTGTTGTGATGTGTGGTTCATTATCTTTATCTCTCAAGGAAATATAAAGGCTTTTGTTGTTTTTTAATTTGTTTTTATAGTGTTTTTGTCCAATGCAGTTTTTCATTTGTCTTCCTTCATATGTTAAATCATCCTCTGAAAGCATATATATAAAAAAATCCTCATCAGAACACCTATATAATATTCTACTTAAATCTACTTTCTGTTGTTTTATTTCCTGTATGTTTAAATTTTTTATTAAGTCCTTATGCCATAAGTCTTGTTTAAGTTTTGCTGCATTAAAATTGTATTGAAATAAATCACAAGTTGTTGATATCGCCCAGTCCAAAATTAAACATAAATCATTTGATTTTTCAAGTAGGTTTAAATCTTTTTTTACTTCCTTGGCAATCCAAACATCATATTTATGTTTTCTTTTTTCTGCCTTCTCTTTATTTTGACTAATGTTTAAACCAACATATCCAGCCCTATTTCCTATTGCTGAAATTTTTTTAATAATATTAAGAACCTTTTCTTCACTTAAAGATTCTTTTTTTGAATTTTTTTGATTTGGAATAAACAGTGTTTTGATATATTTTTCTTTATTTGTTAATTTATTTTCCATAAATTATAGTAAGAAACATGTGTTTGTTATCATCACAATCTTCAATTTTATATTTTCCCCAATGCTCTTTTTTATCTTTCATAAAAATGGAATTAATTTTATATGTTTTTTTAAACTTAAAAACCTGATCAACTTCATTTAATAAAAAACCTCTTATTGATTGGCATTTAAAAAATTTCACTAAACAGTTTTTAAAAACAGTCATTGTCTTTTTTTCAAATTGTCTTTTGTTTAGTTTAAATACTTGTTGCATAAGCTACCTTAAATTTTCTTTTTTCTTTTTGTTCCTTTTTTTGGACCTCTCTTTTTCGGTCTTCCAACTTTTTTAACACTTTTTCTTTTTTTGCTTTTTGTTTTTTTATATTCTCTAACTTCTTTTTTAATTTTATCAAGCTTGGTAACTATTTCTTCTTGAGTAGCTATTTTCTCTTCTTTTATTTCCTCTTTATTTGAAACTGCCTTATTTTTTTCTAAGTGTTTTTCAAATTCTTGATTTAATTGTAAATCATTTTTTTGATATGATTTGTTATATTTTAAATGGGCAGGTTTTTCAAAGTCTTCAATTTTAATAATATCTTTTCTTCCATATATTCTTAGCGAATTAGTTAAGATTGTTGTTTCTGAAAAAACAATTTCTCCCATTTTTAAATTAACTAGATTCTCAAATCCATTTTTGTCCATTAAGAAAAGTTTTATTTCTTTAAGACTTAAGTTTTTTTGGCTTGTAAATATTATTTTCATAATTTGCTTTTTATTTAAATATAAAAAAAAATATTATAAAAATCAAAGAAAATAGTATAAAATTTAAAAATTTTATTTTTTATAAACACAGAGCAATAAAACCCATTCATCACTTAGTGTGGATTGGATGAATTGCCAGTTAATATTTAAACATACGAAAAGTTTCTTAAAAAGTTACAAATAAGGTTGATTTTATAAAATATTAGACTATTTAATAACAACAGAGTGAAGACAATACATAGAACATATAAGTTTGAATTATTGCCAAACAATGAGCAAAAAATTTTGTTAGATAAACACTTTGGTTGTGTTCGATATATTTACAATCACTTTTTAAATGAAAGAAAAGGACAATATCAGATAGATAAAAAAACTGATAATTACTATGGACAAGCAAAAACACTTACTGAATTAAAAAAACACAAAAATACTATTTTGTTAAAAGAGGTTAATTCACAGACATTACAGTTTGCTTTAAAAAGTTTGGAT